GGGAGCGCGTCGGGGAACTGGCGCTCGTACTCTTCTTTGGTGATGTCTTCGCAGATGAAGCACCAGTTCGCGTCCGCACCGCAGGGGTCTTGGATGGTTGGGTCCATGTAAACAGAGAACGAATTGCGGATCCGACCGATTTTAATATCTTGGTTAAAGCTGTCATCATCGCAATACTCCGTTAGTAAGCGAATGTAACCCTCACCATAAGCAACTTGGTTTTCGCAGGCGGTGTCGTACGCCACATCGGCGTCTGACAGATATTCGATATGGCGTACCATACCGTTGAAAATCTCTGCTACTTCCACGTCAGCCTTGTCATCCACGGGAATGATCGTTGGTAATTTCACGTACGTGCTGTGGGAGCTTGTTGATTGTCAGGCAGGGGCGTGCGTTGATGGTCTGACCTTGCACCGCACCGCGGGTCTGGAGGACGTCGGCGGGCCACTGATATTGGTTGTCCGGACTTGCAGCAAAGAATCGAAGATCGTCTAGCTCATCCTCACGGCTCTCAGAGAAAGCCGCAATGGCCATTTTTAGCCGATTGCGTGCGGTCGAGAGAAGGTCTTGATTGTCTTTTTTCATACAAGCCCAATAACGTCTTTATCTCGCATGAGCAGATAATCGCCATGCTTTAAATCAATTGTACCGCTATACATTACATGATCACCAGCATTTACAAGCATACGGCGAATCTTACCGTCGGGCAACTTCTTGCCTGGTCCTGCCGACACCACCACACCAGTATGCACATCTTCGTCAGGCAACACCAGAAAATCGTGCTTTTTAGCCGGATCGGGTTTGACCACAATCATGTCTTGCAAGGGCTTAATCATTTCTTTTTTGTCGCTTCACGTTTGACAGCGTAGGCTATGGCCACCGCTTGCTTAATAGGTTTGCCCGCCTTAACTTCAGCCTTTACATTAGCTCTGAAGGCGGCAGGGGAGGCAGATTTTTTGAGTGGCATATCATTTCTTCTTTGCAGTCTTAGCCGACTGCTTAAAGTCTTTAGCGGTTGGTGCACCAGCGGAGCCCGCTTTGCGCATCTTCTCGCCTGAGCCTTCTTTAATACGCTCACGTTTAGCGTGAATATTTGCGTATAGACCTTGCTTCATTTGCAGTTCCACCTCTTTAGCGCGGCTTTAGCTCTAGGCGCATCGCCCTTAGCGTTAGCCACTACGCCGCCCATACGGGCACAAAATGACGCTTTGCGACCAGCGTCGGCTTTAGTTTTAGGGTTGGGTGCGGGGGCTTTTAAGTTACTACCTGTAGCGGCGTTGTATTTCTCTCGACCTTTAGCGGTCAGTCCAGCGCCTTCTTTAACAGATAGCTTTTCGCCCCGTCCCACTGACAACGATACGCCTTTCTTCGCCATCTACGCGCCCATCCATGACGTTAGTACTCCGCCCGCAGAATACCCCCTGCGTGGGGTCTTGTCAACAGTTTCACGATGCGCCATCGGAAACGCAAACGTGACACATATTGCATCCGCTGCGTCAGGGGATGCCAACCCACGAGACCGCATATCCTTCTTACTCTCTAAAAAGATCGTGCCTTTGGAGTCTGGCTTCATCATGGGCGAAATCAGGTCACTTTTGAGCATACGATCGCTGGGAATAGACGCAGATTTCAGCCATTCACGCATTGCGCCCCACATTTCGGCCCGTTTGTTGCCGTACATGAGCGGATTCTTAGATTTATTGCCAAAATTCACGCCCCGAATTTTGTAGCGCTGCTCTTTTAAGCGGTCCACGACCCCTCCACCCACGCCACCCTCATCAATCACGACCATAGCAGGGCTGTATTCCTCAATCGCCTCGATAATGTGGCCCACCACCGTCATCGTATCGTCGCCCCGATAGCGCTTGATGTCAATAATGTCGCGCCCTTGCCTGACTGCAATGACCGTCGCATCCGCCCCGAACCGTGCGGGGTCAACCCCCAACACAATGGGTGCTGACTGATCCTTATAGCGGGGGCGCTTCATGGCATCATCCACCGTTTGCGCCGAGATAAACTGATCATCGCTTGCATTCGGGAACTCACCATAGACTTCAACGTGCGCCTGACTTGAATCCGGCCCGTATTCGTCAATAATCTGCTGATACACTGCCTTGTCGGTGCCTTCTACCGTGCGGGCGTCCACGACTTGTGTGCGCCAGAACTCACGCTTGGCGTGAAAGCACTCGTAGAAGTAGCCCGAGTTGCGCCTCGGGTTAGAAAACGCCAACCAGAAGCGGTTTGGTGTGTTTTCCGTAAAGAACCCAGAGGTCACCGCCCAGATGGCGTCGTCAATACCGCTTGCCTCATCAAAAATCACCATCACGCCGTCGTAGTTGTGCACACCCGCGTATGCGTCCGGATTCTCGCTTGACCACAGCCTGCCTTCTACCGACCAGTAGCGCGTGCCTTTCTTTAAGTCGCGCTCAACCAGTTCTGTTAGCCATTTGGCGGGCATGAGGCGGGTGGCGCTCACCTCAAACCAATGGCTGTTAATCGCCATGGCCAACCATTTAGTGATCTCCGCCCAGGTGACGGAGCGCAACTGCGACTCGCTGTTGGCCGATATGATGGTCGTAGACCCAATCCTGGTGGACAGCATCCAGATCGTGATCCAGCTAACAAGTGCCGACTTGCCAATACCCCGCCCTGAGCTCACCGCTTGGCGTAGCGTGTCAAAGTCAACCCTGCCCTGATTGCTTTTAATGTGGTCGCCGATCTGTTGGAGCACCACCCGTTGCCATTTGCGTGGCCCCGAGAAGTTTTCCAGAGGCGTGCCCTTGACGCCCCACGGAAATACATACAGCACAAACGCTAATGGATTGTCTTTAATAGCCGGCGCCCACAGCCGCGCCATTAACTCTTGTTCGTCTTGCGCTGAGTATATTGTCGTCTGCATTATTTTAGATAGATCAGTTCGTCAGGCAAGCCTAACATCTTAGCGCTATCTAATATCTGTCTATACTTGCCGTCGTACACCAAGTGGCCTTTCTTCGGATTAACAGGTTCGTTAATCATACGCATCGCCGCTTCGTACGCTTCAGGCTTATCTGGCCACGCGTCGTAGTCGCTAGATTTTCTTTTGTTAAATTCAGTAATTAACGAAAAATCATTTGGGTCGTCTGACTCAACATAGCCACCCTTACCGTCGCCGCCGTAAGTAATGCGGATCGCACCGCGTTTAATTAGCTCCGGCACGTTTAACATTTGACGCGGCTCTTTGTAACCCAAATCGCCATATTCGGCCATTGGACGAAACGCAAACTCTTGCGCGGGCACAAACCCCATGCCGTTAAACGCGTTTTGCGATTGGGGCGCTAATGAATTTATCTTCGGCATAATTAAGGTCCATGTCTATCGTAAGACGTTGTTCGGCTTGCTCAAGCGCGGCAATGACGCTAATGCGCTGTTCAACATCTACATTGATCTGTTGTTTGGCAACCCAATCGTGCTTGTGTTTCAAGATTTCAAGCGCGGCCTTTGCGTCGCCGTTGCGTGCGGCCTCATGCAGCACCATCGACATCTCGCGCTCGCCGTCTGCTTTGCCCTTAACCGCGGCGTGCTCGGCCACAGGGTCAACCTGACACAGTATCCGATACTCGGCCGGTAACATGCCAGCGGCAAGCGCCAACGAGTCGCCCGAGAGTCCTAACTTAGCGGCGTCGTAGATCGCCTTTAAGCGCGACTCTGTGGCTTTGATTTGCCGGATGGAGAGCGGGAAGGATTCGAACATGGTTGTCAGTATATAGACCGGTTTCCCGTTTTGCAAATAAAAAAAAATTGTTTGCGGACGCTGCGTAGACTATGACCGGTCGGCCAAGGCCCTACCCCCCCCTCTCAAATATTTTTAGCCTTTTGCTTGTGGCTCCTGGGCTAAGGTTTGCTTAGTGTAACTTGGCTGTGTAAATCTTAGTGTAACCTGGCTGTGTAAATCTTAGGATTGTTGCAGTGCAACATTGTGCATTGCAACATTAGTCACTTTAGCCATGCCGGAAAGTTGGTTGCCAACCCAAAACCTGGGCTAAGACTTAGTGAGTGTTTAGCTAGTTTAGTTAAAGGATTCCTTTAACTAAAGTAGCTAAGAAACTAAGACTTAGTGAGGAAATTGGCTACTGGGAAAGGTTGCCAAAATGGCAAGAAATAGTCATTTTAGTCACTTTAGCCATGCCGGAAAAGTCGCTGGCCAAACCGCGTGCGTTCCACTACCGCTACAGTATACTGTACATATATACAGTACTTTTTATTTTATTAAACAAATACCAATCCAATAGCTAAAATGACTAAGACGCTTGATTCTAAAAGCGTCCCGCCCCATTCCCCACGACTAAACCCGCTACTAAACCCTTACCGATCTATAGCTAAACTCCAATAGCTTTTCCCTATCCAACCTGGACAACCGATAGAAATATTTTTGTATACGATTGTAAAACAATCATTTACACTATCTCTATTGGTTAACTAAACGGAGATACAAAATGATTGATCACTTGATAGTATTTATCGTAGCAACTAGCCCACTCTGGCTCGCGTATTCGATAGGTTTTCTGTTTGACTTTATCTTCGATCGTAAATAATAATATTACACGGCCGCGCAAGCGGCCACACTTTGGAGCCTACTATGACACACAAATTATTCTGTAATTATGACGGCGAACTGCCCAAACTTGATGGCTTTGTTGACGATTCATGGCGTAATGATGTCTGCCCGTCAATGCTCAATGAGGCGCGTAATCTTAAATTATGGGTTGACTATACCGACCCTAACCGCCGTGAATGCGGCGGGATGCGCTACACGCTGTGTGAGTACAACGGCAACTCAGACCAATATGTTGAACTATTTGCTACTGAATCCCTTACTGAACTTGAGGAGTATTTGAAATGATCGAAAAAATCTTAATCTCCGCCGCCGCGCTTTGTGGCTTTGTTATTGTCATTTCTGAAATTGTGAGGTCACTATGAAAGCTAACCTTATTAAAGAATTTAACGCCATGCGTGA